CAGCCACTAAAGCATTAGATAAAGCGTTGACAGCGTGAGTGGTGGGAGAAGATAGCAGGCCATTAATCCATGCCTCGTAAACCATCTGCGGCCCTGTAGCGCCCTTACTTAACATAGTGTTAAGCTGGCCAACTTCATCAAACTGTGAAACCATAGAAGCAACATCTTTAATATGCTCTGAACCACCACCAGCCTGTAAAGCCTCGTTAATAGCTCTAGTCTGCGCCTCTGCTGATTTAGCCTGGATACGGAATGATGACAACGCACGGCCAGCTTCAGCCGTTAGCCCTGATACCTGCGCTTGTATAGCTCTATGCTGTGCCAAGGCTCTAGCAAATAAAGCCACATCTTCATCACTTCCTGTAGCTGCTTTTTTGGATAGCTTGAATAGGTTTTCACCGCTACTTACTAGAATCTTTCTAGCCGCCACTGCCTGCTCAGCATTAAAAGCCTCACCCTTTCTGCGGTCTAGTAATTGCTCCACAGTCATTCCAAGGTCATCGGCTAGCTTTTCAGTCTCTTCTAGCGTAATAGCCTCACGCCTTGCCTCGTTAATCTTTGGCGCATCCTGCTCGGCTACGTTATTGATTAAGTTATCAACCTGCTCAGTTGAATCAATATTATTAAGATTGATATTAGCAGCAGCATTATCAGCGGCTTTACCTGCACCAGTTCCAAACTCTACAGATTCTTTAGCAGCCTTTTCTTCAAAGGGGATAAACTCACCATCTAAAGCATCATCAGCCACCTGCAAATCTGTGCCTGTTTGAGCTAGCTTTTTAGCCTGTTCTTTATCGGCTATTAACTGCCTAGCCTCTCGCTTTTCTATCCTGTTAGCCCGAAGTACCTTAACTGACTTAACAAAGCCATCCAGCGCCATACCTAAACCTAAACCCTCCAGCGCATTCTTAAACCGCCCCTCTGCATCAGAGTCATCTGGCTCAGCCGCTAAAAATTCAGTAACAGGATTGGCTAAGGCTTCATTCTCTTGGATAAGATTAGATAGCCGATCCTCATGCGGATCAAAGGCAAAGGCATCTGTGAGCGCACCAGCACCCGCAGCAGTCGCTAGCTTACCCGTTACACCAACCGCCTTAATAGCTTTGGTAGCAGGTAAAAATCCTGCAACAAATTGAGAGACTCCACGAATCAATCCACCTGTAGTCGTTCTAGGCTCATCGGTAGTAATAAATGATTCTTCTGTAATCTCATCGCCGCCAACTGTACCCAAAGGGACAACGCTTTCCATAAATTGAGCTAGTTCTTTAGTGGCATCCATCACACCACCTATAACCTGGCGCGGAGCCTCAACAATACCCAAAGCAATATCGCCAGCAATACTTCCAGCCTTATCAGTAGTGAAAACAGGCTCATCTTGTGGAGGCTGAGAAGCCAACAAATCATCAAAAGCTGTAGCTGCCTGACCTCTTGAGTTTAAGTATTCGCCGGTAAAATCATCTGACATTATTTAAACTCCTTAATAGACTGGTCAAAGCCTTTCTGACTTAACTGTAAAGACTGTATCTGCTGCAAAAGATCAAGCTGCCTGTTGTACTTTGATTTTATATTATCAATCTCTGTTTGATTGCCAGCAGCTAAAGTCACTTGATTAACCGTATCAGTCCTTAGCTTTTCAATAGCTGAATTAACATTATCAGTATCAAAACCTTGATTCCCTGCATTGCTTTCGAGCTTAATTAAAGTATCTCTATCATATAAATCATCAGCCACCGCAAACGGGTCTTCACCAGCTAAAACACGCTCGTCAAACTCTCTAGTCGCCGCCGCTGTTTTCTTGGCGGCATCATCCGTTAAGTTGCCCAATATGCCCGTGACCTTCATGCTATCCTTCATGTAAGATCGCGCACGTTTAGCATTATTCGTATTTAATGCAGACTCGCTATCCATGTATTCCTGCTGCATTCTTAATAGTTCGCCGCCATCAGCAGTAGTAAGGTTAGATCCCATATTATTAACAATGGCATCCGTCATATTCTCGCCACCCTCGATAGAGTTTTGAATGGCAAGATATGTACTAACATCTGTAACCCCTACACCTTGAGTAGATAATTTTGTGGTTAGCTTATCAAATTGCGTGCCGCTAATATCACCATTTTTAGCAGCCATATTTAGCATGGATTGATTTAGCTCACCCTCCGCCATATTGACCAGTAATTGAGTGAAGTTACTCTCTTGGCGAACCTTTAGCCCTGCCTCGTCAGCAGTTTCCTGTCTATTCTGATTAGTAATGAACTGGCTAATATCGCTGTTTAATGTTTTAACTAATTGGTCATTCTGCTCTAACGTCAAGCCCTTTAAAGGCTTCTCCGTCATTTGAGACACCGCCTTAGATGCTATCTCTATGCCGTTATCCATTTGCAATGCTCGCGAAATATCACCGCGATTAGTCGCCACCTTAGTGGAGAATGTGGCAGCATCCTTTAATATGGCAGCTTGTGTAGGATCAATGAAACCAGCACTAACACGACCTTCTATAGCGGCATGAGCTTTATTAAGCGCTTCGATAGATGATAGTGCATCACCATTAAACGCATACTTATCAGCCTCACCCCCAAAGTATTCAGACGTTACTATCGCCTCACCATCAGCCTCTTTCATATTTCTGTTAATAGTAGCGGTCTGCACATCAATACGGGCAGAGTCCATGAAGTTAGCAGCATCTTGTAAAATCAATTGCCTAGTAGCAGGGTCAGCACCTTCTACAGCTCCCTTGATAGCAGCATTAGCTTCTTCGTTAAACATGGTTAAATTATCAGCATTCTTATCCTTAATAGCATTAAGGTTTAATGTTAAGTCTCTTGATACCGTACCAACATAAGAAGAACGCAAAGCATTGTTATAGGCTTTCTTGGCTATTCCACCGATAAAGGTTTCTTCCTTCATGGTTGGTGCTTCACCTGGAGCTAATCCACTAGCCGCAGCCTGTCCCGCAGCCGTAGCCTTTGCCACTGTTTTCTCTGCCGCTATCTTTGCAGTAAATCCAGAGAACTGGTCTAACTTCTCTGACAAAGACATTAACGCCTGTGGCTGTCCTGTTGAGATAGTCTGAGGCTGAATATTGACTGTTTCTGAAAAGGGCTTAGCCATTATTCCTCCGGAACCAATTGGGCGAATTGTGAGCCACCCTTAAGTAATGAAGTGGCTGCACCTACCTGACTAAAACGTCTTTGGGTCTGTCCTCTCGCTCTAGTAGTCAATGCTGCAATCCTTGTATTAAAGGCATCACGCTCGGTAGCTGTTTCTTCAGCTTCGATTGATTGCTGTAAAATAGTCAATGGTGAACCCTCAAAAGCCGCTATACCTGAAGCACCAGCCTGAGCATTAGCCGTGGCCAAAGCAGCCGCTAATCTTTCCTTACGATCAGCTTCACGCTGAGTAGCACCCAACTCAGCAGTTTGGGCAGATAACTCAGCCTCTTTAGCCGCAGTCCTGCCTGCTTGAATCTGTGAGCCAGCGCTTAACAGGGTAGAGCCCGCTAATAGACTTATAGAAATAGGATCAGCCATTATACTGAAACCTCCAAATAAGCAGCCAATACCGTCATAGGTACAGGTTCGTCTTGTGTAATCGTCAAGGTAGACTCAACATCCCAGCCTTGTAGAAATATTCGTTTTAATCCGGTCTGTGGCTGGGGTGGGTCAAACACATTAACGCCCATCGTCTTATCCGCTATTCGCTCATTATTAACCAATACACCGTTGCTTTCGTACAACTCCATACCCACCCTGACTATTCGCTTAGGCAGTGCAGCATTGGGGCCATTCTGTAAAGGGATATTAAGCGGCATAGTCTCAACAATAGGAATAAAATTTAATCCACCATAAATAACATCAGCCTGGCGGTCTATTGTAACCTGACCACCACTAACCACAAACTCACCTTTATAAGCACCATCAGCCACCACGTCGATAGTCTCACCTTCTAAATGAGACAATCCTGTTAATGTATCTGTAGACGTAGCTGAAGCACTGGAATCAGTGGTCAATGTAGTATCTTCACGCTCTAAAAAGTAAGTATCCACTCCACCTACAACACGCTTAACATAGGTATAAAGCGTATCATCAACCACCGCAACAGAGATCATCTCCCCATCCGTTACCCAATTAGTGAACCCCTGTACATCCTCTGAAGCCATTGTATTGTAAACAGCCATTGATCCATCGGTATTCACAATATAAACATAATTAGAATCAACCTCAGTAGTGCCCCTGGAAGCTGCCATTTCAATAGGATCGTTAATCAAATGACTCGCCAATACTGAAACAGAGGCAGAATCATAGGATTTATTCTCATCAACGAAAAAGAAGTTTCTTAATGACTTACCAGTACGCTGGACAAATAATGTCAATCCGTCAACCGTAACCGGCCTTACCTTCTTAGTTCCGTATTGAGTCTGTGGCAATACCGCGACATTAGCAGGGGTTATGGGGCTATTATTAACTGAAAACTCGCCACCAGACGTAAACACCTGCAAAGACCTGTTACTAAATAAACCTGTAATAGCATTAACTTGGTCAGTATCCAAAGTAACGTCGATACCCTCATCATCACGGGCTTTACCAAAATTAAAGTCAAAGAAGAAATTGACCTTAGAACCCCATAGTGTTGAAGGTCTTGAAGCAGTGCCGCCTAACCACAACCTAGCTTCGTGAAATACCGCAGTTCTAGGCCATCCACGGGTAGCAGACCATACATCTTCAGCCCTTGATACACCTGGCGTTATCTCAGTGGTTAAAATCTCGAAGCCGGTATTCTTTACAAATATCCCTGTACCAGTCATTAAATCCCAATCCTTTGCACTATCACCCGATAAAGTTACCTGATAAGTATCCAAAGGAGTCGTAGCAGATACAGTAATAGAGCCCTCACCACCCGTATTAATCAAGGCAATCAAAGCAGTTCTAATATTTTCCTCATTGGTCGCATCATCACCAGCGAACAATATCTCATCAGTCAGAATACCCTCTAAGCCAATCTTATACCTGTCACCCTCGTTCTGGTTCTGGAAGTTAAGCGACTGTGCATTACTGGTAGGCGTAGGACTTGAAGCATCGTTAAAATCAAACTGTGGGATGTTCTGTAGATTAATAGCACCAATGGACCACGACACATCAGAAGTCCGTGAAATCTCTTGTGGAGCTACATCAGCATGGAATAACAAAGCCGTATCAGCAGATTGGATATAGTCTATCTCTTTGACCTGAGCCAATGAGTAAGGCGTGACAAAGGTAGTCTGTGAAACCCCATCCTTAAATACTTCACACTGTAAATCAGTGAACAATAGACAATAATTAACTTCTGTAGAAAACGAGAAATTAAAGATACGGCCATCATCATCTTCATGGATAAACTGTGTGCCGTTACGGCGGCGAATGCCACCCTGAACCAAAGTGACTACATTCTGTGCCTGCCTAGCGCCAGCATAATAAGCCTGTAAGTCTTTACGACCTACTAATCGAGGGTCTAATTCACCACGGTTAAAGCTAGACTGTAATTGCCATACTCTTGCCATTAGAAGCCATACCCATTAAAACCACCAAACCTAACATCAGTAAATGGATTATCTTGAATTGGAACCTGTGGATGCTGTTGGGCATCAGCCGCAAACGCCTCACCCATAGCCTCCCTGAATTTCTGCTCATATAAGCCATTCTTATTAGCGTCATCTGTCACCGCTAAAGCAAACTCGCTGGCTAGCTTGTAAGTGAACGCTAACACGAAATAGGATGGTAATAGAGAAGTCTCAACCCTAGACACATAATCAATATCTATATCTAGGATGTCGGTATAAATTAAATCACGGAATATCTGATAACGCTTAACCTGATAGACGCGCTCAACCTTTAGATTATCGGTAGGGAGCTGATAAGCGTATTTCCACTCGTTTAGTGGAGTCTGTGAAAGTAAATTGAGCTTTTGTTTCTTAATAGAAAAGCGCCAATACGTGCGAGTTAGCATTGCCTCAAGCAAAGGCTCATACAACGCTTTCGCAACAGCCGCACCAGCGCCAGGATCATCAAAGGAGTTGATACTACCAGCCCCTATCATCTGTAAAGCGTTAGACGCTATATCAATGTCAGAAGCCATATTAACCCCTTTTAGCAAAAAGCCCCGCCCTCATAAAGAGAGCAGGGTCGATCAAAACGATCAGTCAGTGGACTAAGCAATAGCTGTGCCGGTACTAACCGAAGTTGTACCAGCATCACGATCTACTGTTAGCTTATAAAGGCTAGTACCGCCCGCATCAATACCTAGCAAAATATCACCTGTCTGAGCTACACCAGCGACAAAAGAGCCATCGAAGTAGTTAGCAGCAGTAATATCTGCGTCAGTAGTTGAATAAGACCAAATGCGTGGAGCATTAGAGTTAGCCTGTGCCGATAAAGGCAAAAAGTCATCTGAATTAAAAGCCATGATAATTCCCCTTATGCCGTAGCATCATAAATGATACGAACGATACCTTGAGGCTCACGAGCCACGGCACCAGCTTTATACATACCATTAGCCAGCCAGCTCGTTTTCTGAGCCACCCAATCAATAGTAGTTTTCATATCAATACCAATTGCGATACCGATAGCCGCCTTATGCCACATGAAAGCCTGCGAAGTAGCACCAGAACCAGGCAGACCACCCTCAACGCGAGTACCGATGACCTTGAACTTAAAGCCCATAAAGGTATCGACTTCGCCCTGAACCAACGCCTTAACGCTATTGTAATCAGATGACGTGATTTCAGTAGTTGCCAATAGCGCATCAAGACCTTGAGCATTGGTAACACAGAAGCGATCACTAGACTCAGCTTCAATATCATTCAAGTGCTTGGCAGCAGTCCGCAACTCAGCAACCGTAAGGTTAGTGGCTACAGTGGCCGAAAACCCAGTATCAGGGTCTTGGTCATTAGTGGTGGCAAAGTTAATGCCCGCCATAGTATCAATGATAATCTGATCTTCACGACGACCAATTGCCTTAGCAATAGTCTG